CTTGCGGGATTACAATCTGCGTTTTGACCATAATTCGGGAAGTCACTAATATCAGCTTGGGAAAAACTTGCCGCATTACTGTCATGGCTAGTATCTGTACCAGTGTTTGCATTAGATTGATTAAACGAAAAAGCGGTATGAACACCACTCCAGGTAGTCAAAAATGCTGATAGTCCGTCTTTAAATGCCATATTAGGTATGGGTAAAGTAAATTAAAGATTTAAACATATTAGTTCATTAAAAAAACTCAGTCTAGACTAAAACTAGCCTTAAACTGAGCCTATACTTGGTTTATTTGAATTCTACAATGCTTTGAAGCCTTCTTGTTCTAGAGTCATAGGGATTCCGAAATGTCCTCTTTCATCAATAACGATGGTGTGCTTTTCATGTTCTCCGTTTACTTCTGCTTCGTATCCCAGTTCATAGGTCATCGCAACGCTTGTTGTCCCAAAACCCATATTGAAATCTCTCCTAACATGTCGCACATAGATTAACTTCGCTTTTCTTCCCCAAGGGGATTCTATCCTTTTTCCAAAAAAAGATAGACCAAGAGGAATGCGAGTATTTTCTATTAAAATCTCTTTAACTGGTTTTTCGTTAATATAAAAAAGTCCAGTCAAAAGATTAACAGAGATCGTGAATCTCATCCCTGTTTTCGATTTTAATACAAACTCTTGTACCTTCTTTTGGTCTATATGCCTGAAATTGTGAACTAAGCCCCTTTTTTCATCATACTGTTTTAACTCTACCTTGTTTCCGTATAGAGCAGTCCATTCGTATTTAAGTTCCCTTCTAGCTTTTCTCTCTAGTGGGTCACTTAGTTTTCCAGGTGATTTTATAGCCATAGGATTGTATTCCTCCGAACAAGTCGGCGCATTGTATTGCAAATGACCGTTAACTTTTACTTTTTAGGCAAGCCCGAATATTTACTTACAGGAAAGTCAATAGGCGGACAGTCCTTTCTTAATACTCTGATAACATCGCTCTCTTGATTATAAAAGAGACTAATTGCGTCTTCGGCAAACTCCTTCTTGGTTTTCGCAAGAAGTTTTTTGTCACCTTTTCGCAAAGCCTTAGCAGCGTCTCTCATTAATCCAGCAAACGTCTTATCTAAAGGATTAATTGGTATGCGTTTTGCCATGATAATACTCCTTTTACTTTAAACTATTAGTTCTCATCGTACCATTCATTAATTAACTTTTTCCAATCTTTATATCGTTTATAATCTTTATATCTTTTTTCTTGTCTATCTTCATTTAAGGTGGTAGCGATTTTGATTACTTTAAGTATATCCTTTTTGGTTCTTAATTTTTTTCCCTGTGATCTAAAATCAACTTTATGTTTTGTATTCTTCCAAAGCTCTAATGCTTCTATAAATCGCTGTGCCTTCCTTTTTTTAAGTATTAAATAAGGTTCAAGCAGTTTAGCAATTTTGATAGCGTCATCAATTTTAGTAGTTTGCCATGTCGCCTTACTTATAATAGCGCCCCTATTTATAAGATAAGTGCGACCAAACCCTAGTTTTTTATAAATATACTTAATAATCCAGTCATGGTCGCCCCTCTGTCCTACGCTAACAACTGGTTTTACTGCTAAGTAATTATTAGCTGTCCTTTGTTTTGCCAAGGCAATTGAAAAGCAACCATCTGCATCCCAAAATCCCGCTAACCATCTTAAAAACTGAACCTGAATCTCTTGCTTTTTTGACATATTAATTGATATTATATATCAATTCTCATTAGATGTCAAACTAATTTTCGTCGTAAGTCAGAGTAAATGTGAATGTATTGGTGTCTCCTGCTTCTGCCGCAGATGTTGTTCGCAACTGTAGCGTAATGAAGTCAGAGTATCCTACTCCAGTAATGTTACCGGCTAGGTCGCCACCAAATGACACATTTGCTGAACCTGGTGATGCTGTTAGGACATCGGCTGATGCGTAAGAGCTATCTCCAGTTGTTGGCTGGGGATAAGCGGTTACGTGACCGACGAACTTAACTGTTTCTCCTGTTCCCAAAGCTCCAGATGATTTCCAGAACTTAGCATTTTGAACCTTGTTGAATGATCCGGTAAAGTGTCCTTTCAACCAGACATCATAAGAATTATTGCCCGCTGTGATCGGATAAGATGTGTAATCTGCCGCAGAAGACAAATCATTATATGTCTTAAAGTTAAAAAGGTTACCAGAAACACCAAGGTCAGTGGTTGTTGGAGAACCAGATGCCCCGTATTCGCCCCACCATTGAAATGTAGCAGCCATAAGTGTTCCTCCTTTTTATAAATAAAGATCTACCACTTAAACTTGAAACTTGTGACCCGGCGATAGAAGGTCATCCATTTATGGATATGCTTATCAATAGTATTTTCTTTATACCATCGATAATTATTTCTACCGAGTCTTTCCCTTAAATCCTTATCCTTGATTAGAAGCTCCAAAGCGTCAAACCACTCCTTCCCAGTGGTCGCTAAGAGCCCCGTATATCCTTCCTTCACACTTTCACTATATGGCTTCATCCTAGTTGCTACTACGGGAATACTCAGCGCTGAATACTCTCTTATCTTTATATCAGATTTACACTGATTAAATCCAGTCTCAATTAAAGGTGCGATCCCAATATCGAATGCCGCTTCCTTTAGTTTGCTTGGGTAGTATAGTAACTCAATTCCTGGTATCTTTTCAAGCTGTCCCCCTTCTTTGCAGTTCGGACAGAGTGATGTATTTGAAGGGATATTTTTGAAAAGATCTGGCCCTCTTTTGGACTCACCATGATATCCCATTAAGCAAAGATGGACATTTTTATATTTTTGACAAATCTTAGTGAGAACTTCTTCTACTAATTGCAAGTCTTCATAGTGACTCGCCGCTCCTGCCCATCCAATTCTGATTATACCATCATTCTTTCTTTTATAGTAATTATCCCAATGTGTGGCAGTCCAAGCAGGAACATCCCAAAGGTGTTTATCTAGGCAGTTTGGCAAAACTTCTATTCTTGGTTGCCAAAGGGCATACTCATTTCTAATCCTAGTTGTTGTTGTCTGCATGGCATCACACTTTTGCATAATTTTCAGGCATCTAGCATAGTTCGGCCCAAAAGGACTCCAAAAGTCAAATGAAGGATTCGAAGGAGAAATCGCATTAACATAGTCGTCTAGTTCAAAAATGATTTTCTTTCCTAAAGAGTGAGCCTGATCAAAGGCTTCGTAGGCTTGAATATCGGTCATTCTTTGAACGATAATAATGTTAGCCCATTCTACTAATTTCCAATTCCAGCCAAAATTTACTACTACATCCGCTAAATCCTGTCTTTTAATTTCATTGGCAGGAACAAGCATTCGGTAAAAACCGCAACCTTTATTATCTCTAGGAATAAAGAGAATTCTCAGTCTTCCAAGGGACTTAACTTCGCCGCCCCGAGCAGTGTCGCCTTTCATTATTTCTTTTTCCATTTTATTTTCCTTTTAGTGCTTTTTCTAAAATATTAGTTGATTTTTCCCAATCCATTCCTTTGGCTGTTTTTAATCCTTCTCTTATGAATTTCTCTCTTAATGCTTTATCTTTTATTAGTGTTTCTAGGGCTTTTTTAATCGAGTCTGAGCTTCCTTTTGGGGTTTGTGATTCGAATACCCATGAGTTCTTTTTATGTTTACAAAAGAATGACCCATTTGTTTTTCTAGTCAAAACAGCGCATCCGCAAGCCATTGCTTGAGCCTGTAATTCTGCCGAATTATCTTCATAGTATGCTTTTACTAGAATATCACAAGAAGACAGTATTTTCCTGGTGTCATCAACTGTTGGGTTTGTCCAATGTTTATGACTTTTAATAGTGAATTTCGTATTACTCATTGTCCAAATTTCGAATCCCCTTAAATCAGACAAGGCTCTATTGATATCGTTGACACCCTTCCAGGGCAATAAATTCCCTTCGATAAGGACTCTTACTGTATCTCCTTTTAAAACGGCCAATTCGGGATAAAATGATTTGTGATTAACTCCTATTGGAACAAATGTTCCCTTTTTAATGTATTGTGCTTTCCAGCTAGTATAAAGAAATGAAAAGGGTAATTGATAAGAAGCTTCTAAATAGTTCTGATGGGTCTTGTGTTCGATATTAACTCTATCTTCATCTAACTTGGGGAACTTTGCTTTAAAGACATCTTTAGTATAGAGCTTCCTAATATCATCAATAATGAAGTAAAACTTCTTAGCTTGCGTGTCTATGTCGTTAACATAAAAAGCACAAGCGGGATAATAGGAAATAATTGCGTCTGCTTCTTGAAAAAACTTTAAACTATCTGACAGCTTTTGTGGAGCTGTTCTAAGTGGATATAGGGGTTTTACTAATTCGTCCAGAGAAGTGATTCGTACATCGTGATCTCTGTCGCCTAATCTATCTGCTAATTCAAATATAACCGTAGCACCATTTACCCTTAAACTGGGTAAAACAAATATTATACGCATTATTCCTTTCTCTTTCTAGCTTCCTGGATCCGTCTTTTGATCCATTGAGCGTTTGAACATAATATCTGTAGTTTTTTTCGTGCCTTTTCAGGATTATCTATTATCCATCTATAAAAAGTATTTCCTTTGCTAAATTTTTTCCTATCAATTGCTCCATCATTTTTTATATGATCTAATTCAAGGTAGTCTAAATTGGAAGAATTACCACAACAACACCAGTCTTTATGTTTTGCACATTGAATTGATTTATTGTCAGCGATGGTTTGAAGTGCTCCAAGTCTTAATTGTCCACGAGTTCTTAAATAATATCGTCTGAGACTTTTTTTGATACTTTCTTTATTTTTCTTATAATTTTCTTTATTGTAATTAAGACCTTTTTTTGAGAATTCTTTTACTTTTTTGCGATATTTTTCAAGTTTATTAATTTTACGGCATCTAGGACATCTTTTTTGATTACTTCCTGTTCTTTCACAAGTAATACCACAATCAATACATTGTATTGTTTTTATCTTCATAAAACTAAACCTTTTACTCTATTTTATTTAATACAAAATAGCTACATGAATGTTTGCTACGCTACCACTTTCATTTCTAACGACTAATCTATCAAGTGCCCTGCCAAGAGTGAATTCTCTTTCTTGGTTTGCAGGGATGAAATAGTCAGTATTATCTGCCGCATCTGTATTTGATTTGGGAGTAAACTTGACATAAACATCTTGCGTTGGGGTAATCTTGAACAATTTTTCAGTAGAAACAACACTGTCAAAATCAACATCAGCATTACCATTGTTAGCACAAGGTATTAACTGAGTATGCATACTGCCGAATACTTGCATTATTGTCTCCTATCAAAGTTATTTTTTAGTTTTCTTTTTAGACTTTTTCTTTGGTTTAGACGGATACATCTCTTGAAACTTTTCTGGATGTTTAAATCGAATGTGTCCTATTAATCCCGCATTGCTTTTAAATCCATCTTTTCTACAGATTTTGCAAACAATCTCACTTACTTTTTCTTCCATCACTATCTTTAATGCCTGTGCAACCTTCTTGCTAAATCTCTTACTAGCAGGTTTAAGGATTTGAAATTCTTTAGGATTCGATTTTACCAAGGCAAGAGCGTGTCTTAAAAGCATTTTAGCTCGAAACTTTGTAAAAACATAGCTTCGGCTGATTTCTCTTGTTTCTTTAATTCCGCCAAACTTTTTTCTTAGATAGTAAACAACTGGAACGGATTCATTGTTTACGGTTTTACTTCTGACTATAACTAAATCTTTTTTCATAATAAATCTCCTTGCTCTAACTAATGCAGTATAACACTTGATAAAAGAGGAAGGCAAGTGGGTAGACCGACCTTCCTCTTCGATAATCTCTTACTAATACTAATGTTAAACGACTGATTTTTAACCTAGGTTCTTGATTACAGATTGCCACTGAGGGACACGCACTTCCAATACAATGTTCCAGACCACTGTTTGAGTTTCAGCTAGGTCTAGCGCACGATAGGCGGGTAGCCTATACATTGGTTCTGTTTGAGCAAGAGCAATTTCGTTCATATCAACGATGAACACATCGGTCTGGGGATTATTTGGAGAATTAGCCGCTGTCAAGAACGGATCGAGAACAATATCGATTGGTCCGGCCCATGACATGTAGCGAGCTACATTGTATCCAAATGTCATCCCAGCCTTTGGGTCGTTATAAACGACCTTGTTAGCCCAAAGAGCTGCGAAATCTCTCAAGTCTTTAGCTCCCATAAACATGTGGGTTGGCATACCACCGTTATCAACAATCGCTTGAATAGCGTTATCGATGTAGGTCTGAGAAATAGGATTCGTCAGAGCGTTAATGGTATTTGCCGCACCCGCAAAATCTGCGATCAGCTTGTATAGGCCAGTAAAATCGTTGGCACTTAGGCCAGCGTTATTACCGTAGTAGATTTTTTTCTCTACATCATGGAGAATCTTGCGCATTCCTTTTTCCAAATGAAGATTCATTAGGTCAAAGTAATCACTTGACGCCCATTGTGCCAAATCACAGACCTTTACCGAAGTAGCGTATGTCTTAATTTGTGCACTATAGCGAGTGATTGTTGCGTCATTTTCGACTGGAGTACCGCATTCGGCGACAGCTGTGTCGTTAGAACCGAGTGCCGTAACCATGTCCCATTCATGAGTTTTACCATTTGCCTTTACCTTGGCCACTCTGTCCAAGAACGGAGTGTTTCTTCGGGTAATGTCCCCGATTTGTGTGTCAAGGTGCTCCCTTTGCGCGAACGCTCCAGAAGTTGTAGTATAAATGGCATCCTTCATCAGCATTGATGCTGCTTCATCCACGCCACGATCAAGCCTTGCCGACTTTTCTAAAAGAGCGGCGGCTGCAAGTAGGTTTTGTCTCAGAACGTTTTGCTTCTGATTTTTCATTCTTGTAGTCCTTTGCTTGAGTGTTAAATAATATAAAAACTTAAACTTTTACTCTTTACTCGCTAGTGTAGGGAGCGTATTTGGCTCGGACCTTTTGAATCTTAGCGAAAAGCTGTGGATCGTTGACACTAGATTTTCTTACCTTCGCAATTTCTTTGTCCCTTTTCTTTGTCGCTTCTTCAGGGCTTCCGAAGTTTGCGTTGTCATCATCACCGAGTTCCTTGTGGACTTCGATGGTTTTACGATCTGCGGGCTGACTCTCAAGCTCTTTAACTCTCTTGGCGAGAGTCTCATTGCTTTTTAGAATCTTTTTCATGGCCTTCTCTACAGTCTTCATGGCCTTTAAAAGTTTCCCAGAGCCTTCCTTCTTTTCAGATTTTTTAGAAGATTTCTCTGATTCTTCATCTTTTTCCTTGTCTTCCGACTCGGAATCGTCTGACTCATCAGCTTCTTCTTTTTCTGAATTCTTTTTGCCTTCGTCCTTACCTTCACTCTCATCGTCCGACTCATCTTTAGACTTCTCTTTAGAATCTTTAGATTCCTTAGAATCAGACTTAGAAGCATCAGATTTCTCTTTTCCTTCTTTGCCTTTTTCCTTGGCTTCTTCTTTTTCTTCAGATTCATCTTCGGATGACTCATTCTCTGGGGCTGCTAAATTTTCAGCCTTTTCGTCTTCGGACTTGACTTTGGCATCGGCCTTTTTCTTGGCCTTTTTAGCTTCCAGTGAGACATCTTGCTTTTTCATGGGAAGAATCCTTTCAATTAATAATAACTGTTCCTTGTCACAGAATTGTAGTCCTGCGTAAGCTAACTCTAGAAGCAAATCTGCTTCCATATCCTGTAAACTCCTTACTATTCTTGTCGCAAATTGTCTTAATTTTCTTTCTTTTTCTTTTTGTGCAGTTCTTGCACCTTTCTTTACTTTCTTTGATTTTACTTTCTTTAATAGACTTTTATCATCATCGCTTATTGATTTGGCAATATTTGAAACCCAGGATTTTGGATACGCTGGTCGGGAAGTAACTGCAATGTGGTCTAAATCAATCTTTTTGTAAAGTCGAACCCATTTT